ACTCATCTCTTTCCTCTAGTATATCCTTTAGCAGTCTTTCTTTTACCGCCAGATTTTACTTGTCCTTTACATACCTTTACACCATAAGCATTAGCATATGCTGAAGGGTATACCTTGAACTTTCTTTTTGCAGCTGCTTTTCCACGAGCACATAGTTTAGCCATTACTTCTTCTTGCCTCCGTGTTTACAGCCACACTTAGATCCTTTTTTGTGTGCCATTAGCATTTCCATCTACGTAGTGCCAACGCTTTACGGGTTGGCTTTCCGTTGGGCTTTTTCATTGGCCCTTTAACTCCCTTCATGCGAGCACAAAAGGAACGCTTACGAGCCCCACCTTGAGGCTGAGGAGCCTTGAGGTTAGAGCCCGTAGCTCGATTATATTTACGCCTACCCTTGGCAGTAAGCCCTCCTTTCTTAGACTTTTCTCCTCGACCTAAAGATAGACTTACGCCTTTCTTAGCCATTATTTTTTCTTACCAAGAATTTTCTTTTGAACGGCTTTAGGTAACTTAGATAAACCTTTGTTCATCTTCTTACCCTTTGCAGGTGGTCTACCTTTCTTACTTCCGTAAGTACCTTTTCCCATTGGCATAATAAAACTCCTATACTTTTAAGTTTGATTGTGAAAGTTTCCTGATAACGTCATCTCTGAACGCTTCATCAGTTTGATATTCTGGTTTGTTCATGTCTCTGACAACCTCAGCCATACTTCTGTAGTTTTCAGTAGATGATTCTTTACCAGTTACTATACGGGAATCTCGTCCCTGTGAATCTTCGTATTGTCCCATAAGTGCTTTGACTGCAAATTTAATTGCTGTTTTGTTGGCTGTGGCTAGGACATCATCATAGTTTTTAGCATCGTCTTTTGATAGGTTATTACCAGCCCATTCCATTAGGGCATCATAACCATCACTACCACCAGCTAGATTTTTAATTTCATCAACTTCTGATTCATCTAGTACAGGTTGTTGTGCACCTTCTGGGTATCCTAGTTCACCACGTAGACCCTTTAGATATGCGTCAACCATATCCCTGTTTAAACCAGCAGTGTTAAGTTTGTCATACATTTCATCAGACAAAGTACCATTGTTTTTTTCAAAGTACTCATTCATTTCAAATGGGTCTATACCATTTTCTTTAAATGTATTACCTAACTTCTCACCATACACTTCATTGGCTGTGTCGTAATTAACAGAGCCATCATCAGTATATAATTGATACTCTGTTTCAGTTTCAGAAACCTCCTCTGTGGAATCTGACTGCCCTAGTTTCTTCTGTAGTTCAAGGTATGCTGACTCTAATTCTTCGGCACTCTTATATTTACCAGCAAGCATTTTCTCTTGCTTGGCCATAAGTTCTTCACCGATCTTCAGAGATTCAGCTTCTTTGTCTGCTTGTGCTTGTGCTGCTACAGGATCATCTGAGGTGTTGTAGCTAATAGTTTCTGCCATAATTACTGTGGTTGTTGTGCGGTTGCAGCTTGAGCGATTGTTTCATTAAGTTCTGGATTCTTAGAAGGATCCATTAACGGAGAACCAGCCAGCTTACCAGCTTGGTCTGTAAGAGACATAGCTTGTTGTGCTTGCATAGCTTGTTCTTGATCTTGATTACGCTCTTCCATACTCTTAACAAGATTGAGTATGTCAATACCCTGTGCTGCAGCAAGGCGTTTGATGGCTTCATCAGGATTTACAAATTGTTGTAACGCCTCTGGCCCCATCGTTTGTGCGATTGTTGTAATAAACTGGATAAGAGAATCTCTATCCTGTCCTCTACCAAGTGCATTTATACCTGCAACTATAGTAGGTTTTACTAAGTTTGATGGTACTGATGGTATCTTCTTTGACCTAGTAAGAGTGTGCATAGTACGGTTGAGGTAGGGTATTAGGAACTCTGTCGTTAACAAGCTGAACAGTCCACCCAGCTGTCTCTCTAGTTCCATTTGTGTCATCCTTACTTCTTCCGCTGTAGTGCGTTCTGACTGACGTACATTTAAGACAAGGAAAGCCTCGGCTAACCTTTTCTCTAACATGTTTATCATTTGGTATGCTGTATTGAAGTCAGCAGTTTTACCAACTTGCACCACACCTATATCATCTGGTCTACCTTGAATGATAGCACCATTACCTGCGTTAGCTAATGAAGCTGGTTTAGTTACTGATGAAGGAGAGACAGTAAATACAACTTTAGCTGCTGCTGCACTACCTTCAACGATGGCTTGCATCAACGCCTCCAAAGATTTCAAGTCCCCAAGGAACTCTTCAACTCTAGAACGTCCGTAATCTTCTCCATCTACCGTTACAAAACGTAGTGGTAGCCAAGGAGTTTTCTCCTTTGGAGCTTTACCTACGCTGTCAGGTAGTATTCTGTCGTTAGCTTCTTGATGCCAACGCCATCCTCCATCATTTAGTTTTACACAGGTATACACATCTACATCTTTTGTACCTTTATAGTCACCTTTTTCATCATCATTAGGGCCATCGTCTAACTCTGGTAAACCTAATAACTTTTTACTAACTCTTTCTTTTGTTACTATCTCAACCACATTACCATTACCATCTCTTTCAACAACGTAACGATTCAACGGATAGACCTTCATACCTTCTTTTGCCATATACACAAGAGCGTTGCCTGTAACGACAAGGTGTTTTAGTGCTGCAAATATTTGAACTCTGTCTGTGGAGGCAGCAATGCTCTCCATAATCATACGTTCTATTTTTGCAAAACTAAGATCTAATTCACTCTTTGCTTCTGGCGGTATCTCTACGCCTAAATTAGAATCATCTAGTTGTAATTTAAAAAAACTGGTTGACGGAGGTAGAAGCCCTAGCATGAGTTTTGAACTCAGCGTTGTAACTCCTTTGGCTCCGACTGATTGCCAAGGTGTTTGAAAACTATTGTACAGAGCATCACCCTCATTTCTCATCAAGAGTGTGGGAATGGTTAGCTCTGCACATTCATAAGCAACATTTAAGAATTGTTCACGGTGACTCGATAACTCGTTGTATCGTTGCCGTGCGTTTTTCATTATCCTCCGTATGTACCACCGCCACCGCCAGTACTACCACCACCAGTACTTACGCCTTGTTTGGTTGTTATACCTTTCAAGCCACCAGTTGTTGGTTTCTTAGTCTGTAGTTGAGTGGTTCCTTTTTTAGCTGCAGTCTTAGCAACTTTCTTAGCTTTAACCTTTGCCTTTTTCTTAGTCTGATCCTCTTCAATAGGAGCTGGAGTAGGAGCCTCTGGCATAGGTGTTGGAGCCTGTTGAATAGGCATTGGGGGTGGTGGGGTAGTTGGTGGAGCTGGTGTTGGTGGAGTTGGTTGGGCTCTGTTACCGCCTCCGAATATACTTGAGATTAGGCTTCCGCACATAATTATTCTCCTTTTAGTTTTTCTTTTAGTATACGTATAATTGATAATTGACCAGCTCTATAAGATATTTCTTTCTCCGATAGGGTGTGGTCTGGAAACTTGTCTGGGAACTGTTCATCTAGTTCATCAACGATGACTTGGATGCGTCCCCAATCAAGCGTACTTGGGTAAATTGGTGTTTGCATGTTCAAAAAATGCGGGCATGCGAGCTCGCTTTGTGTCGGCAAGCTGTGGAGCTTTACCTTCATACATCAGACGGTCACTTGAATCCGTCCAAAATTTTCTACTTAAATATTTGTTAGGTGCTATGTCAGCTAGTGGTTCAAAGATCCAATTTATTGTAGCTTTCCTAAGTTTGTCCAAAGAAGTGCTAGGGCGTAGACCCATATCAGCACATACCAAACTGTTGCAAGCGACATGAATTTGCTCATCTCTGGAAATATCAGCCGATACTGTCCTAAGAGCAGCATCGCCACAAAAGCGATTGAAAGGTAAAATAACAAAAAATATAGCACGTTCAGCTACCAAGGCTTTTAGTATAGTATGGTCAGGGTGAGCTATCCACGCATCACGTAGTAGCTTTGCCTCTTTCTCAGCTTTTGCATCTAGTCCGTGGACATCAGCAACGTAGCCAAGAGCTAGATCATGTCTCTCCTCATCCTTTACATTGTCAACGAGAAGTGTTCTAGCAATTTCGGGAATCTCTTTGCTAAGGGTGTCCGTAATGAAGGCACCCACAGGTAGCTCCATATGGCGTATTGCCAAAGCACGGTAGATGGCTTCTTCACTACCTTCCATGAGTTTTCCTTTTGTGGGCTTAACGGGAGTCCACTTTCTTTTCCTGTGTAATAACTTATCATAAGGGTTCATTCTTCACAACCTATGCAC